TACCATCTCAGGTTCATCCTGAGAGAGCAGCTGTTTGAGATGCTCAAGGCCAGGGGAATGAGCCGTGAGGGGATCATGATGCAGCTCAGGAAGGGCCTGGAAGACCCCAGCTGGGAAGAAGCCAATGGAGTTCCTCTCAAATTTGACCAGAAGCTGAACCTGATGAAGTTCCTTGCCAAACTGACTCCTGAAAAAGATATGTTTGAGAAGCCAAAAGTTACACCTTTCACTCTTAATTTAACTACAGAAAACGTGGAGAATGTGACTGTGACAACCCAGGGGGAACCAGTTGAGGAAAGACCCGAAAACTTGGCGTAAAGCGTATACGGAAGAAGGAGCAGATTTCTGGACAGAGAGTGCCACAGCCCCCACACGGATATCTGGGAGCGTATTGCCTGTGGTTGGTGCAAACCCTAAGTGCTTTTGGTGTGGAAGACGTTGCGATTGGAAGAGAGTTCATGACATCTGCTGGCAGGATTTCAGCGCCCTCATGATGTCATGACGTCTCCTAGGGCAGCGTATAATCGAATTTGGCATCTTAATAACCAGGCTAGAGTGAGAGCCAGAAAGATGCGGCTATACCGAGAAAAGTTTCCTTTAGACGGGAAAGTTAGAAATCGGGCTGAGCGCAAGGCAATTGTGAATAAGCTAAAGAACAAACCGTGCACTGATTGTGGTGGTTGGTTTAATCCTTGGGTAATGGACTTTGATCACCGAGACCCCTCTCAAAAGGTGAGTTCTATTTCCCAGATGCTGACTGGCGCCATTCCTATGGCCATGATATATGCTGAAGTTGAGAAATGTGACTTAGTTTGTTCAAATTGTCATCGGGATAGGACTCATAAGAGAAAAAGAGTCTTTTATCGAAGTCCCAAGACCCAAGAGCTTTTAGCTGCCTTTTCTGAAAGGATGCTCTATTAATGGTTGAAGAACGGCGTTTCATCCCTCATCAGAACCAATGGAAGGACGAAGACTGCCCGTACCATTTTGTTAAGACAGTTACAGGGGACTTCTGGAAATGTGTCCATTGCAACCTCCTGATTAAGGCAGAGAAGAATGGCTGAAAAGATCAAGTTTCATGCAAAGCAGATTGGCGTCCTTCAAGACAAGGCTCGTTTTATCCTTGCTAAAGCCGGTATTCGTGGCGGTAAGACGACTGTTGGAGCCCATTGGCTTTGTGCTGAGATTTGGAAGGCTTATCAGGCAGAGAAGAAAGGTGACTGGCTTGTAGCAGCACCCACATTCAAGATTTTGCAACAAAGCTCTCTTCCAACCTTCCGGTCTGTTATTCCACAGGATTGGGGTCAATGGAGAGAATCGAGGCAGTGTTTTGAGCTAGTCTGGGGAAACTATGTCTATTTTCGTTCTACAGATAATCCGGACTCTTTGGAAGGTATGACCCTCCTTGGAGCCTGGCTAGATGAGGCAGGACAGACCAAGAAAGACACATGGGTGAATATACAGGGCCGTCTGTCAATAGCTAAAGGTCGTTTATTGATGACAACGACTCCTTACGGGGATGGTAATTGGACAAATAAAGCCATCTATCAGACTGCTGGAAAAATAAACGGTGTTGTTAAGAAAGATGGGGATAAAGACATAGCAATCTATGAGTGGGAGTCTGTTGAAAATCCTGCTTTTCCAAGAGACGAGTATGAAAGGGCTAGAGCCACTCTCGATCCTGCGGTGTTTAGGCGTAGATACCAAGGTGTCTTCACTCGGCTTGAAGGTCTTGTCTACTCTGACTTTAAAGATGAATTTGTTGTTGATCCTTTTGATGTACCACACGGCTGGGAACGCTTCGGTGGGATGGACTTTGGCAAGACAAATCCAACAGCTATAATCTGTTTAGCAGAAGACCCGACAACGAACATCTTTTATCTGTATAAAGAGTTCTACCGTTCTGAAACTCCCCTTAAAATGGCGGCTGGATTTGTCAAAGACCAAGGACTACGCTATGTTCTCGCTGATCCTCAGTCAGCTCAGTTGATTTTAGAGCTTAATAGGCAATACGGACTTGGAAATGTGCAAGCTGCCGATAATGACATCAATGTTGGGATAGAACGAGTCAACACTCTTATTAGAGCAGGACGACTTAGAGTCTTTAAGACTTGTGACAACACGATTGAAGAGATGACTTCATATCATTATGGCCGACCAGATGAAGATGGCTATGTGAAAGATAAGCCAGTGGCTAAGAATAACCACGCTATGGATGCTCTTCGTTACGCTCTTAGTAAGAATATGGATGTAAAACGTATCTATTCACCTGGTGGACAAAGTACCTCAAGAAAGAAGCTCCATGGAATGAGCGTTCTTCGCCGTTCAGATATGGTCGCAGATATCTGGACAGGCTATGTTTAAATTGGAGATTTAATGCCCAACTCTTACGATCAACCATCCCTCCCAAAAGAGGACAATCCAGTATCTCTTGATCCTGAGATCCAGATTTCTGAGGCTCCTGAAGAACCAGCGGCAGATAGTTTCAATCCTATTCAAGTCGTTGCTAAGACTCCAGAAGAACTTGCAATGCGCCTAGAACAGATTAAAGATAGTTGTGTTAAGCAGTTTGGTGACTGGGAGATATGGCGGCGTCCTTACGAGGATACTTGGAATATAATCTATAGAATGTATATGAGTATTCAGGATATAGTTAAGACTCCTACTCGTGCCAAGATTTTTGTTCCAATAGTCTTTCAGGTTATTGAGGCTGCCATTCCAAAGATGATGAACGTGATTTTTGGACAAGAGGAATTCTTTGATGTTACTCCAATAAATCCCGCTGACGAGCCACAGGCTAAAGTTATAAAGCTAGTATTGACTAAGCAGCTCAAAGATGCTGATTTCTTTATGAAGTTTTTTGATTTTGCCAAGCAACTGCTTCTTTACGGCACTGCCTATTTCAAAGTATACTGGAAAGTGACTCGTAAATGGGTGTATGAACGGAAGCCCATTCGTGAAGAACGAACAATTATGGGCTTCAAGCTAGGTTCCCGTATTACGGGCTGGCAAGAAACTAAAGAATATAGGGTAGTTGAACGTAGGCCCGAAGTAGACGTTCTAGATATTCTCGACGTTTTTCCTGAGCCTGGTGCTCCTAATGAGAAAGTAGCGACAGGAGTCTTTATCCGTTCCTGGATTAACATAGATGACTTGAAAGCCATGGGTCGTGGACGGTTTCCTATTTATAAGAACACAGATGCCCCTGAGCTCGTGGCAGGAGACAAGAATTTTGATAGCTCAAGGATGCTTCGTTCAACAGCTCGTGGAGCTAGTCCCAGCTCAGTGGCTGATAAGAGTAAGATTGAGCTAATAGAGTTCTGGGGCGAGTATGATTTAGATAATGATGGGATTAAAGAAGAAGTTCAGATTGTAATTGCTAATAGACAGGTTCTGTTAAGAGCGATGCACAATCCTTTCTATCACCAGCAAAAACCAATAATTCGTTCAACTCTTATGCCCGTGCCTCTTGAATGGTTTGGAATGGGTCTTGTTGAGCCTGTAATTCCCCTTGTTCATGAGCTTAATACTCTTCGTAGACAGAGACTCGATAATATAAACCTAGTCATCAATCGGATGTGGAAAGTGCTGTCTTATGCAGATATTGATCTTGATACCCTTGTTTCTAGTCCTAATGGCTTTATCTTGACGGATGATATGGCAGCCCTTGAGACAATTCAAACAGAAAATGTAACCAGCAGTGCTTATACTGAGGCAGCTATTGTTCAAGGAGATATTGAACAAGCTACAGCTCCAAAAAGCTTACAAGGGACTAACGAATCTGGAGCTCTTGGACGCACAGCTCGTGGAGCACAGCTCATTATTACTCAGGCTCTTGAGAAGTTTGGCACTTCAGCTAAGATGGTCGAAGAGACGGCAGTTAAGGGCATACTTCAGATGTGTCATAAACTTGATCTTCAGTTTATCGATAATGATGAAATGCTCCATGACCCAGGGTTATTTGGAAGTGTCCTTGATAAAGGTGTAACAGTTGAGATGCTTAAAGCAGATATTCAATTTGAGCTAAAAGGAATCAGTGATATAGTTGGAAAAGAGGCTAAGATTAATCAGCTTATAAGCTATAAAGCAACATTTGCTGATATTCTTTCACCGGAATCTTTAGAGACTATTGCAAAAAAAGTCTACGCACTTATGGATTTCAATCCTGAAGATATACACATCAATGCACCTGTAGCAGCGGGTATGCTGCCAGGACAGGAACCTGATCTTGGTGTTCCTAACCAGCTAGAACAGAATGGGCCTGGAGGCCCTCCGGCAGTTAGTCAGAAGTAAGGGGGTAAGTTATGGAAGAAATAAGTAGTGCTACACATGAAGCAAATGTTTTAAGAAATTTCTGTCAGCATGAAGGATTTGCTATCCTTCAAAGAGAAGTTGCAAAGAAATTAAATGATGATCGATCAGAATGGCTAAAAGCTGATCGTGATAAAGCCGAAGCAATTAGGATTCAGTCACAAGCCTGGGGAGAGATTGATTCTTTACTTAAAAGGCTAATTCTAAAAGGTGACGCTTCTAAATTTTCACAGCAACAGAAAGAAAACCTGTAAACAAGGAGAAATAAATGCCTGATGAAATCGTGACCAATACGCCAGCCGCCTCAGCAGCTCCGGAAACGGCAGCTACACCTGAACACGCAGAGCAGCCTGGAAACGTAAGCAGCACCTCAGCCCTAGAAGTTAGTCTAAACAAACCACCGACAAAGACTGAACAGCCTGGGATACCTGAAGTTAACTACCGGAAACGTTATGAAGACCTCCAACGCGACTATACGCGCCGGACACAGCATGAGAAAGAAGTGATGAACCGACTGCAAGTTATGGAGGAGTCATTTCAGAAACAAGCTGAGCTTTTGGCCCGCGCTACAGAGGAACCTTTTAACCCCGAGAGATTCAAGCAAGACTGGGAGACACAAGGCCCAAAAGCCCTCGACTCGTACTATCAGAAACGGGAACAGACTCTTCAACAGAGGTATGACAAAGAAATTTCAGACATGCGGTCACAGATGATGGAGGATAGGATTCAACTTAACCTCGCTATGCGGCGTGGTGATAGTGATAACTATCCAGATTTCCATGATCTTGAACCTGCAATGAATGATATTGCAGCCTCTGAGAACTGTCCTGTAGACCTGACTAGGCCGATGCCCGAGGTTTTGGATGCCCTCTATAAACTTGCCAGGGAATCACACAGCGTTGATGCTCTAAAAGAGGCAGAAAGGCTGGGTGGTAAAAATAAAGAAGCAGAACTCGCGAAAGAGGCTCAAACAGCTGTCGCGGGCGGTGGTAAACACCAAGGTGTCACAAACCCTGACTTCAACAAGATGAGTGTAGCGGATATGCGGAAGCAGTTCGTTGCCAAGCTTGGAGAAGCAGAATAAGACACCTGGTTAAACCACAGGAGAAAGACTTAAATGGCTAATACAATAGGAACACAGGCCGCTGTAGGTAATACCTATACCGACCCGGGGATTTACTACGATAAACGGTTTCTTGACCGTGTAGTTCCCCAACTGTATTTCAAACAAATGGGCGATGCTCGTCCTTTGCCTTTGAAATCCGGTACGATGATTAAATGGACGCGGTTGAATAAGCTGACTGCGGCCACCACGCCACTCACAGAAAACGTTAACCCGTCTGAAATCACTGTTGGCACCACTCAGGTGTCAGCTGAACCGTTAACCTATGGTTCTTGGGTTAAAGTCTCTGCTGAATTGAACCTCAAGTCTATCAATCCTATCGTTGAGGAAGTTCTCGATGAACAGGGTGATCAGGCTGCGCTTACTTATGACCGGATTATCTTCAATGCCGTGCATGGAAACGTCACTAACCAGTTCGCTGGTGGTGCGGCTTCTGAAGTCACGGTTGCAGATACCTCTGTCTTGAGTTCTGCGGAAATTCGTAAAGCAGTCTTTACGCTGCGTAATGCCGATGTTCCTGGGTTTGAAGGTAATCTTTATAAAGCGATTATCCATCCTGCCCAGCAATTCGACTTGCTTAGTGAAACGGCTGTTGGTACGTTCATGGAACAATCGAAATATACTACGATCACTCCTGCTATGACTGGTGAAATTGGCCAGTTATATGGCGTGAGAATCGTGGTTTCTACTAGCTTGCCTACAGGTACTGGTGCGACTGATGAAACGTATCGCGCCTTTGTGTTTGGGAAGCAGTGCTATGGCGTGACTGAACTCTCTGGAAACGGGATCAAGACTTTCCGGTTTAACAACGGAAGCACTGAAAACCCGCTGGAAATGTACAGCACGATTGGTTGGAAGTTCATGATGGCTGGGAAAGTTCTTAACAGCATCCGTGGTGTTGAAATATATACCGGGTCAGCTGCTACGTAATTGTTTGTAGCTTTATCCTACCCCTAACCCCTTGGGGGTAGGCTTAAGGCTATGATATTAGGTACTTTAGAACGAAAATTGAAGACTTTAAACTCCCGAATACGGGTGTATAGCACTGCTTCTATACCAATTTCTGGTGTTTATATCGCTTCTCCGAATCTCTGTGAGCTCGAACATATTGGTGGAGTCGATAGAGATAATCCTCAAGAGCACGTGAGTTATAATACAGATGGATCAATCCTAAGAGGAGGCTGGAGACGGATTCTTAAAGTTCTAGTTGAAAGAGGATTAGTTGATCGATACAAAGCTGAGAGACTTTTTCAAACTCATCTTGAATATAAAAGATCACATAAACCAAGAGCTAAAGATAAGGCGCTTGGAACTCTAGGGGGACATAAATGAGCCAGTTTATTAGTGGAATGACAAAGTGTCTAAAATGCGGCAAAGACAAGATTAGTGTCAATGAGGAACAGCAGTGTCTTACCTGTGATGTACCTGCTGGAACTTCAACACTTAAAGTAATTTGTGATGATCCAGGGGAAGAGAAGATTGCACAAGTTCTTGCTGCGGCTGGAGTAAGAATCCCGAGACCTGAAGTAAAGAAGAAGGAACAGACAACTAACCCGTCTTTAATAACCTCAGCAGCCGTATATTCAGGTGCATCCTTTGAGGATTGTATTAAATCGGCTTTAAAAGTTATGCGGACTCTTCCGATGCCTAAAGATGTAAAGCAGTTCAAGTCCGTAAACAAAGTGATACAAGCGCTTGAGGCTCTTTCAGGAGATAAACATGAGTGAGTATTTTTTTAATAACACGGAACTGGATATTCCGACTCCAGTTCCTGGTGATGTCGGTGAAATTACCATGACCGTTGAGGTTATGACTGTTAATAAAGATGGAATAAGTCTCATGAAACATGGGCCTGTTAAGGTTAGTAAGCCTTTTAAAGATATGAGTTTAGACCAGCTTCGTACAAAAATTGGAATAGTTCAAGATGAAGAAATGCCAATGCAGAAAGAGAACAAAGATTTAGAAGAACCAACAAAAGACTAAGGAGAAATAAAATGTCAAGACTCGCAGCTGCCATTACATCCTCACAAACTGAAATTAGATTGCTCGATTACATTGATCCCTCTGAGTTTCCGCCGAGTGGTGTTGTTTTAATCGGAAGTGAGCAGATTAACTATACTAATACTACGGATAAAGAACTTGTTGGCTGTACACGAGGTTTTGGTGGAACTTCTGCTGCTTCTCATGTTCAAAACTCTACAGTTGAAGTGATCTTTGAGAATACAGCTTCTTCTCCAGATAATAGACCTACAGAAGTGGCTGAGTCTTATAGTTCAGCCAGCTCGCATCAGACTTTAGCTGCTGATCTCAACTTAGCTTCTGGTGCTGGTCGCA